CCTGCTATATTAGATGCAATCACACCAGACCAGAATCTTTCACGTTGAGTAAGATGTAGTTCGTTATCCATCTTAGCCTGCACTCCTAGCACTAACTCCTTAACTTCTTCCATATTACGTATAAGATATTGTGCATAAGGTACTCCAGCGTGTCCGAAGTTGTGCATTAAATCCCTGTCAAAAGCCTGACGCCCTACATCAACATCTATAACTGTATCTGGCTCAATACTATATTCTAAGATACGAGCAAGCTCTCCATCAGGCGCCGCCTTTAACATAGCTAATTTGTCATAGAAAGAAGCGTTTGATGTGGTAACTGCAATGAGTTGCCAGAATGTGTTATTCGCCATTAGTTGCGAGCTAGCTGTCAGACGATCTTTACCTCTACCCTGCGATACTCCATATACAAAGTTAGAGAATAGGTTTGCTGGCAAGTTGGTAATCTCGTCTTGAGAAAAACATATATTGTTGAACACTCCTAACTTATGGTAAAGAGCGTTATGTGTATCGCCGGGGTTTCCACATAAATATTTAGAATGCCCAAACACGCTATTAATCATGTGAATAATGGTAGATTTACCTGTACCCGATCCGCTATGCACTAGATTAATTATGGCTCCACTCTGCCCAGTAAATCTAAACAAAGGTGAACCGAAAGCACTTAACGCGGCGAATGCTCTTGGCTCCATGCCTTCTTTGCCATATAAATTAAATATATCTCGCCACTTATCAAGCGTTCCTAACGTATAAAAACGAGGAGCTACTTCTTCAGTAGCCTTAGATGGTGGGCTGTGGTATACGTTATCTGCCGTAACCTCTCTGTTACCCATTATAAATTTGCTGTCGTTATCCGCCCAGCCGAATTGTTTTCTCATAATCTCTGCCTTTTTTGTATATTGCAAGTTCTTAGTAGCAGTGGCTATGTACATCGCAACAGCATCTGCCTTCTTTCTTCCTATAGTTATAACTCCATTTCTAGACAGCACCGCAGCTAAATCTGAGAGCTTAGACATACAAGCAGTTTCTACAACGAACTCTCTAATTCCGTCAGTTGGTAGGTGAACTTTAACAACGATCATGTCTCCATAGTCTTTGTCGTACATCCTCTTAAATACGTACAAGTCGTGCTCGTAAATACATACAGGAGCTTCACCTTCTTCTATCGGACTGATGTATACTCCGCCGGTCTTTCCCCTAAAATATGGATCTGGATACTTAGGAATAACATGGACTTCATCTTCTTTCCCGCTGTCATCTCCGCTCACTACTACGGTGTTATCTTCCTCATTCGCTTCTAGTACCTCTCTACCTAGCGAAATTGGAGACTTGATGCGACCCTTGTGGGGGCAACCTTCACACCCACCAGAGTTATGCTTCTCAAATTCAGCACACCCATGTGGCCCTTTGATATGCTCTATCTTCTCTTCAGTAGTAGCAGGGTCGTAGTCTGGGTGCCCTTGCGATAGCTTATGTATGGCTGTATCTCTATCTCCGCAGAACTTAGCGATAGACAAAGCATTAAACCATCTAGGCTCCGAAAGGTTCGCACGATCTTCATAACAACTAATTAACTGCCTACACCCAGCTTCGCCGCGTACCATTATTTTTCTAAAGCTAGACATATGGTTAGCCGCTAGAGCTTTTGCCATTTCTGACATTTCTCTTTTTGGTGCTGGTTCAACACCTACCTTTACATTTAGTATCTTATGTAGATCAAATATGGATGTGGGTTCTGCCTCCTCTAATATGGTTACTTCTTTTGGTGGAGTATCTTTAAAGTTAAATGTTCCCGGTATTCTCAACACTCTATTGGCATCGAACACAGCGGGGTCGGCATAAAAGTTATGAGTTACACATAGATCGCGTAGTCTCCTAGCAACAGGTTCCCATTCTTCTCGTGTTACTTCTTCAACCAAAGGCCAGTATGCGTGTATACCGCGCCCTGAATTAACCACGATGGGACTAGGTAATCCTATCTTTTCACAGAAGCCTTTAAGTGCTTGCAATCCGGTGTCTTGGTCAATATAACCATCCGGCTTTCCAGTCTTCTCATCAACTACTGCTTTAGCTTCTCCACAATCTATATCTACCCAAAAAGACTTGAGTAAGTGGACGTTCTCTTTTCTTCGGCTGTCACCTGTTTCAAACTTAGCAACACCAAAGAATACATTCCAACTACCAGCAACAAGATCCTCAACAAGTTTATCTACCTCCTCTCGTGTCTCTACTAGATGTTGCCGTATCTCCTCACCTTTTATACCTAATACGCAAAACCATCCCGTAGACGGCTGTACTGTATTAAGTAAATCCATAGTCGCTCTCTTAGTTTATGAGGTTAATAAAATTTTCTACACGCTGTACAAGTGTAGGTCTAGGTGAAGTAGTGCCAATAAACCAGTTATAAACCGTTTGCCTACTTACACCTAACTTAGTAGCCACTGAAGAAACTGGCACATCACGTTGTATGCACAGTTTCCCCAGCCGTACACCTAACAGCTTGCGGTCAGCGGCTTTGTTTAGCTGTATTAACCGTATGCTGTAGCCGTAACCCATTATTCATCCAACCATTCATCAACTACAGAAGCCGCGTCTTTCTTAGGTTTTGGGGCTTCTTCAGTCGCTTTCTTGGATGGACGAACTTGTGGTTCTTCTATTTCTTCCTCTTCTTCTGGCTCATCAGCGCGTTCAACTTTTGGTAGTTTTTTAACGCCGTCAGTCTGTGCCACCGTAATAGTGGTATACATCTTAGTTTCAGGTTTTGTTCTAGCTTCTTCTAACAACGCAAACTCATCGTCGTTTATATTGCGAACTGGAGTAAATACAAGCTCCATCGTGTCAGCGTTTGTGTCAAAAGCAACATTTGTAACTACGTTATCAACAGACTCTCCGTTTGCTAACAAGAACTTAACGTAAGCCTCAAATGGATGTGAATTACCCGTACCTTTTCCAAACAAAGATTTAGCTGGAATATTGAACTGGTACACATCGCCGCTTGGATCGCCAGCTAGCATTACTGATACTCGTCTTTGATATCTACAAGCTCTACCACCACCCTCACCAGAACCTTTTATATTCTGTGGACAATTCAAACAACTAGCACTCTGCTTATCCCCTGCGGCGGCTTCTGGTTTGTCACCAAGATTTGACCAACAGTTAGGTAGCGTTGCTTCTTTGTTTGGGTCAAACTTTTCCTTGTAAAAGATACGAGATACTTTAGGAAGTGCATGCACGATAATCACATCGAGTTCGCCACGCACAGCTTTACCAATCTGCTCACCATTAATAATTCGTTTGAATGTACCGTTGGTGTTAGTTTGAATACGTCTATTTGTAGAACTAGTGTTACTCAAGAATGACTTAGCTAAGTCACTAAGCTCTCGTTTGCCAGTATTTGCTACGGCTGTTTGGTCTTTAAAAATTGCTACGTTTCCCATGTGTTCTCCTTAAGATTTAGTAGTGGGTTTTCTAACTGCTATTTTGTAACTGCTATTACATTGAAGTCCGATAGGCAACTTGTCAGGGTTCTCATCAAGAAATTGTTTCATGTTTCTTTGATTTAAACGCAACTCAAGTAAATGAAGCGCATCATTGTCTTTAATAAAAGAGTGCATAGAATCCCAGTCACTAGTCCAATACCTAGAGCTGACTCTACGCATGATGGTGCCTTCTTTAGTTTTTACGCTATCTACGTTTTGGGCATTGCAGAACTCTAAGAGCTTTTCGCTGATGGTATCCATCTGCTCTTTCAAATTCTCAATATCTTCTTTGTGTTGTGCTTCTTTTTCGGATATAACATCTCTGATCTTTCGGTATGCACGTACGTACGCCTCTAGATCATACTTCTCGTCGCTCATACTAACCTCCTAGTTTTTACGAACTTCTAAGTTTACCACTCTCCTTTACATTGTCAAACATTATTGTTCAATTTCTTGTCTGTACAAATCAATAATTTGTGCGTGGGTTCCTATTTTGCTTTGCAACATTGAGTACAGTCGATTTTCAGTTTCACTACCTCTTATGTGTACTATAGTCATAGGATTCTTTTGCCCGGGCCTATCAATACGTGCATTAGCTTGTAGGTAAGTTTCTACACTAGTGACCGGGGCGTACCAGATTATTGTATTTGCGGCAGTAAGTGTAAGCCCGTGCGACGCTGCTTGTGGTTGAATAATAAGTACGTGCGGGTCGCTTTGAGTTTGGAATCTTTTAATTATGTCTGCTCTTTTATTGACTGGAACTTTTCCATTGATTACGTCACAAGTTATTTTATTTTTATCCAGCTGGGTTTTAAGTAACTCTATGGTGTGCGTAAATGGCACGAAAACCAGTACTTTATGAGATGATTCTTCTATTACCTCGAGTATGACGTTGATACGATTAGATACATCAAATTCTACAACCTCTTTAGTATCCGAATAGACCGCACCACCTGATATCTGGAGCAACTTATTTAAGTTTGTTGCCGCGTTTACTGCGGATATTTGTTCACCACCCGCTTCCATAATCATGCGCTTCTTCAGCAGGTCATAGTACTTCTGTTGTTGTGGTGTAAGTGGGGCGTCACGTTCTACATAAGTAACGTCTGGCAAATCTAAGCATTGACTTTTTTCAAACCGTATGGCTGGTTGTAATATCTTGTGTACTATGTCCTTCGCTTTAGCTTTTGGAACCCATTTGAATTGAGACACCTTGTACATGACTTGATCTCTGAACTGTCCATAGAATTTAGGCGTACCATTTGGGTTTACTAATTTAGCTAGTCCATAAGCATCAAGTGGAGACTGTGCTGCTGGCGTACCAGTAAGCATCCAAAGCCAGGGGGTTTTGGCAACTAAATCTCTAAGTATCTTCCAACGATTAGTTTGTGGGTTTTTATACGCATTGGCTTCATCCACTACAATCAGATCAAACCCACCATTTGCTATCTCTTGCTCAACCACTCCGACACCATCGAAGTTAATGATTACAAAGTTTGCCCCCGAAGCTATTATTTTTCTTCTAGTGTTAGCCTCTCCATGAGCTACACTACAACTACGGTGCATAGCAAACTTAAATAAGTCCTCTTGCCATGCCGACTTCATAATTGATAGGGGGCATATGACCAGCACTCGCTTTATAAACCCTAGCTTCATCAGGTAATCAGCCGCCCATATAACAGATGCTGTCTTACCAGTACCTTGCTCGTTAAAACAAAATGCTTTCTTGTTAAGGGTTAGAAAAGATGCTGTGTCACGCTGATGGCTATACGGAGCAAATTTACCTGTCCATTCGTAGTCCCGTTTTATTGGTGACGGCACATCTCTTATACGTAACCTTGCTAATTCTTGAGCCTCTTCAAACCCCCATTTGACGGCTACATTAAATATATCCCCCTCCTGATCTATTATTTTGCTTTTTTCTATCCTCTCTGTGACTAATTGTGGCCTTCTTGTTCTTATTAATAATGCTTTATCGTTTATTATTTCCACGCCGTCGCCTTTCTCGTGGGCTAGTCTCTGACACTAGTCCCTTCTTACTATTTCTGTCGAAAGAGCGATTTGCAGATGCGGTAGTGACTCTGGTTCCATCACCATTATTTCCACCTTTTGATATAGCTTTATTATGTGCTACGTCTTTACCGTCGCCCTTTACTACCCTTCCTCTTTTCAAAGCCTTGCGCCGAGCCGCATTACGCATAGCTCGGTTTTTCTT